AACAAGTCTTACACTTATATAAAATCTTCTTTACTCCTGTTGCTGTTGTGCGCCTCATTTGTATTGTTATCTCATCGCTGCCACACTCAGGGCAAGTGCCTCTATCCTGACCGAATATAACTCCGTAATGTGTTTTCGGTTCTATGTGTAGCTTCAATGCGTTAAACACCTGCTCCAATAAAACCACATCCTTCTGGCAGTACTTAATCATTTTAGCCATAGCCACTTTATCCTTATGCAGAACTATGTCCTTCCATAAACTATATTCTGTTTTAATCTTAGTGCCGATGCCTAAATAGTCAGCAATATAGTTAAGCTTGTTGCTATTAAATCTAAACTTCTGACGAGCTACCTTTAACGTGTCTATTGTAACGTACTTAGGAAACATCTCAATGCCGTGAAATAAGCATCGTGTTCTTATCCACGCTAAGTCGAACTTGTCTCCGTTGTGTCCTACTAACTCCGATGCCGTGTTTGCTACTTCTATAAAACTTTGTAGCATTCGTTTGTCGTTTTGTTTGCTATCCCATTGTAAGTGGTAAACCTCTTTCTCGTCTTCCCATTTATAGCAGATGCAAATGATAGCACGTTCTTTAATTATGCTGTCAGCAGTTACATTTAGCTTATATCCGGCAGACCAGAAAAAGCCAACGTTTGGCGAAGTTTCGATGTCAAAGAATAGTCGTTTGCGTTTTGATTTTAGCATTGTTTATTTTTGGCTGAATTTATCTATTGTAGTAGTACCCATCGCAGCTATGCAAATAACCATAACGGCATCTACAAGTTTATCCGAAGGGGCAATCTCTTGATGCGTAAAGCTATTAGCTAATAAGGTAATACAAATAAATAAAGCCGATAGTAAAGCAATAACACGCTTTGTAGATACGCTACCTCTCTCGTCTGCTAATAAGTTGGCTAACCATTTCATAATATTAATTTAAGGTGTGAAGTATAATTTAGATTCTGCATCTCTACGTCTGGTAAGTCCTGCTAATACTTTGCCCCCAGCCTTGTTCCATTTAGCAAACTCCTGAGCTATTGTAGGGTCGTTAGGGTTAGCGTTTACTTTTCTTAATAAAGTAGAGCTTCTAAGATTACCGATACCTGCGTTATAGGCAAAGCTTGTAAGTGCAGCGAACTGATTAGGTGTAACTGAACTCTTAACTAATGGCTTTACTCTATCAGCAAAGTCCTTAGCTATGATTTCAAATAACTCATTTGCTCTTTGTTGCGTAATCTTATCTCCTGGTTTTACAGGTGTTCCGTCTTCATAAAAGGTATTGCCATAGCCGATAGTATCTTTTGCTGCGCTGCATTTGTAAGCTACTAATTTACAGCCCTCGAATAATTTGATTAGGTCTTTGCCTCTGTCGTTTAATTGCATTTTAATTTATTTGTGAGTATAAAAATAAAGTTAGCATAGCAAACAGAACAGAGTTAAGCCTGTGTAGTTTTATTTCAAACTGCACCGCTTTTTCATACTGCTCATAAATTGCTATATTTTTATAGTACCTGTTTCGATAGTCGTTTAACGTATCAATCGCAATTTTATTGCGTTGTGTTAAAGTATCTTTTAAGGTAAGTAAGTCAATGCGTAAGCTATCCCTTGTCTTAATGTTAGCTCTTAATAAGCTATCTATACGGGTGTTCTGGTAGCTTACTAAATTAGTTAGGCTATCAAAAGAGTTGTTAATCTTCTCGCCTTCTGACCGGCTAATAACAATCTTGTCCTCGCCGCCTATCTTCTTAACGTATTGGGCGGAGCTGAAACTTGGTGCTATTAGTATCGACAGAATTAGCAGAATCCAATTTAGCCTTAACTTCATTTAGTTCTGTTTTTAATTCTTTTACTGTTTCCTTTAAGGTAACTATTGTTTTTACTGTCTTAGTAATTACCTTTTTATTATCCTGAGCTGCCACCCCTTGCACCTCTACACTCTGCATCTGGCTTTGTTCTACTTTATTTTTAAGCGTTTCTAATTGCGTGTCTTGTTTGACTCCGCAACCTATCAATGCTACCAATATCAAATAACGCATTTACTTAAACTTTTTTAGGGCTTTTAAGTCCACCGCCATTTCCAGACGAGCCGTACTTGCTGCGTTGCTGCTATCACTTTTACGCACCATTTCATACAAGCTCCCTATCTTTTCGTCTTGCTTTTCGTTACGCTTTGCGTTATCTATATACAAATAACTAATGCCGCAGATACATAAAAATAGCATACCAACAACAGGGTTTTTACTAAATTCCTTGAATGTAATAGGTAACGGGTTAGCCGATACGTTTACGCTTTTTGCTGCTTTTGCCATATTATTTACGTCTCCAAAAGAATAAGATTAGCGTTATTATCAATATAAGGGCTATTAGAGCCTTATAGAACTCGCCAAAGGACTTATCCTTATTTTTAGTTATCTTCGAAATTTGGGTTGTTTCTGTGCGATTTAGAGCCATTGAGTCAGTCTTGGTCTGCTTACTATCCGTCTGCTTCTCTTTTGTGCCTCTTGTATAGGTTTCGGTATACTTAGGAATTGTTATCATGCTATCCTTAGTAACCCAGAGCGTATCGTAATAAGTAATCGTTTTAGTGAAATACTCCTCTTTTTCTACTATTTTAGTAACGCTATCTAAAACGACTACACGCACAGAATCAAATGTTTTAACTACTGTGCTATCTAGACGCTCCGATGCTTTCTTTACAGAAGCGCACGAAGTAAGTAATAAAGCTAAAAGTATTAATTTCATTTTAGTTTCTTAGTCATTTTGTAGTAGTAACGTATAGCCATACCGCCAGAAACAATAGCCACCAAACTTGCAATCAATGTGAATAGTGGTTGAATACTTGTAATGCTAATAGTTGCACTTACTAATGATACCATTGTTGATTGGTCTGCTTGGTGGTTATTTTCCATTTATAGTTCTTCTTCTTCTTGTTTGTTAAATTCTATTCCGGTAGTCCAATCTTGTAAAAAAGTAAAGTCCTGCAACCCTTCCTGATTGACTACGTTAATTATTTGAAAGTCAAATTCTTTATCATTTAAGGCTTCAATATCTTTTGTCAGCTTCTTAATGCCTTCCTTTGAAAATTTGTAATTTGACTTCTCATCAAGTAATAAGCAGTCCTTATCATCGGTCTGAGCATTGTCTAAACGCAAAATCTCAACTTCGGCTTGATAGTCCTCGTGATGTTTTTTAACTCGTTCATAAATTTTAACGAGCTTCTTTTGGGTCTTTGTTTCGCTGTTACCGATTACGGCATTAAGGTTGCTCACTAATTGGAGCAGTTGTTTGTTCTTCATTTTCGTTTGTTTTTGTTTGTAAAGATAATTGTGGATTGGCAAATGGTAGCGGTAAATTTACAATCGGTGGGTTTTTAAGGTTCTCAATCTGTATAGCTAAGTTTTCATTCATAGCTTCTGTGTTAAGACCTGCTTCTAACCAAGTACATACTTGCTCGTAAGTTAAATCTTCGTAAGCAGTAAAGTCAGTTTCCGAAGGTGTTTCGCAAGACAATACTCCGTAAATATCTGCAAAGTATTGTTCGTCTGTACCCTCGTAACGATAATGTACTCTTTTAACTACGTCTGTTAAACCATCTTCGCTTGGGGCAGTGTCCATTTGAACCACAACCCATTTTGTTTCTAATGCCATTTTATATTTTTATGGTAATGATGAATAAACATTAATAAAGTATATTGTGCCGTCAATGTTTACAGGTAGGTGACCACCTGAATTGAACGCTTCCCCTGTATTTCTTGCACCTATCTTGATTGCTGCCCTGCCATACCCCGTGTCTGGTTCTCCTGTCTTTATTGAGCCTATTGCTATTTCTACGTTACCGCCATTCTCAATAGTAAATATATCAGCCGTATCATTTTTATTTGTGATACGAAGGCTATTTGAATTTGCTCCAAGTTTAATATAAGAGTTAGAAGCACCGCTTGAATATCTGCCTATTTCTAATTTAGCATTATTATCATCAAGTATTGAAATACCACCTGCTACAGATAATTTCCCGTAAGTTCCTGTTGGCGATGGAGTACCTATACCTACGTTACCACCACTTAATATTATCGCTTTTAAGCTTCCACCTGCGTATAATTCTAAATCATTATTTCTACCACCAACATATACTCCATCTCCACCTGTGTTTTGAAATCTAATAAAAGCAGCATTTGTACTACTATTATTTATATGCAATCTTTCAGTTGGATTTGCAGTACCTATACCTACGTAACCATCCCCTCTAATGTTAAAATATGGAATAGTATTAGCAGCGTTATTTACTTTAAATGCTACATCACTAGAATTTGTACCGCCTCTTACAATACCTC